CTAGCTGAGGTGGTCGAAGTTGCGACGGCGTAGCTGGAAGTCCTTACCGAGATACTTCTCTCGTACGATCTCGTTCTCGGCGAGCTGCTCTGCCGTCCCCTCGAAGAGGACCTTTCCCTCGAAGAGTAGATAGGCGCGGTCGGTGATACTCAGCGTCTCGTAGACGTTGTGGTCGGTGATGAGGATGCCGATATTCTTCAGTCGTAGCTGGGCTACGATCGTCTGGATATCCTGTACGGCGATCGGGTCTACCCCTGCGAAGGGTTCGTCAAGCATGATGAACTTCGGGTCAATCGCTAGACACCGGGCTATCTCGGCTCGGCGACGCTCACCCCCCGAGAGGCGATTCCCTTGGTTGTGACGCACCTTCTCTAGGTGAAACTCTGCGATGAGCTCCTCCAGCCGTGCCTGCTGCTGTTCCTTCGTCCTATCCGTGAGCTCTAGTACGGAGAGGATATTGTCCTCCACGCTCATCTTACGGTAGATAGAGGCCTCCTGCGCTAGGTAGCCGATACCGGCACGAGCACGCTTGTAGACGGGGTACTTGGTGATGTCCTCATCGTCTAGGAATATACGTCCCTCATTGGGCACGACCAGTCCCACCGTCATATAGAAGGTCGTGGTCTTCCCTGCCCCATTGGGGCCTAGCAGACCGACGATCTCCCCCTGCCCCACCTGGATGGAGACGTGGTTGACGACCGTGCGGGAGCGGTAGCGCTTGACGAGGTTGTCCGTACGAAGGATCATTGTCTTGTATAGGGGCTATCGGAGATTACTTCTTCTCCTGACGGGCACGACGTCCCTCAGCGAAGGCCTCGATGGCAGCTGCACTCATCCCCATGGAGCTGAAGCCCCCGTCGTTGAAGAGGTTCTGCATCGTGATCTTGCGTGTGAGATCACTGAAGAGGGTGATGCAGTAGTCGGCGCAGTCGTTGGCATCGGCATTGCCCAGAGGGGAGAGGTCCTCGGCGAAGTCTAGTAGATCTGTCATCCCCTTGACCCCACTACCTGCGGTGGTGATGGTGGGCGACTGCGAGACGGTATTGATACGCACGCCCCGATCGCGACCATAGATGTAGCCGAAGCTACGAGCGATGGACTCCAGCAGGCTCTTGGCATCAGCCATATCGCTATAGCCGACGAAGGTGCGCTGTGCAGCGATGTAGGTCAGGGCTACGACCGAGCCACCCTCGGCGATAGCATCGAGCTTCTTGGCTACCTGGAGCATCTTGTGGAAGGACACTGCCGAGATGTCGAAGGTCGTCTGAAGCATCTTATAGTCAAGGTCATCGTAGCTACGTTCCTTGCGTACATTGGGGCTCATCCCGATGGAGTGTAGGACGAAGTCTACCTTCCCAAAGCGCTTCATAGCCTCCTGGAAGACGACCTCGAGCTCCTCCTCCTTGGTAGCGTCGGCGGGGACGACCTGGGCGCCTAGCTTCTGACCCAGCTCGTTCAGCTGTCCCATACGCACAGCCACTGCGGTATTCGTTAGGAGGATCTCAGCGCCTTCTTCGACAGCGCGCTCTGCCACACGCCAGGCAATGGACTGTTCGTTTAGGGCTCCGAAGATGATCCCCTTCTTTCCTGCTAAGAGATTATAGCTCATAAGGCAATTGTTCTTTTAGTTAAGTGAGTGAAACTTTCAGCACAAAGATACAGCTTTTGTGCAAGTAGCCTTACATACACGAGCCAAAGGGGAGCAAACGGACGCAGAGGAGTACGTGAGACATGGTATCAAGCGAGGCACTCACACGGGGTTGGTGTCGCCCCATGCAGATAGGAGCCACCCCATACGTGGTAGGCGGTGAGCACCGTCACCGAGACCCCGACGAGAGGTCTCTAGGATATGTGTCGTTCCATCCCTCGTGAGGGAGGAGAGAGGGGATGAGGGGCACTTCGCCTCGTATTCGCCTTAGTTCTGGACAAATAGGTTGGGGGGGATGAAGCCATCGGTGGCACGGTGGCTAAAGACACCCTACCACAGCGTAGCAGTGTGCTCTAACCGACCCATGCACCTCTGACATGTCCTATGCATACGCTCGCCACCTACACCAGGCTACATGAGGAGCACCAGAGCAGAGAAGACGAAGGAGGAAGGGGTGGCTTTGGATAGGTTGGAGGAACATGAAGAAAACCCCTTCGCTGAGCCTCCTTGTCCTACCCTTGGCGTAGAGCTCATGCCCTACTTATCACAAGCGAGTACACCCGAGGGACACCGAGGTGTCTCAGGCGTGCCGAGAGATCTTGATCACGAGATGTTATCAGGGGGTCTCTCCTCGAGGAAGCTACTTAGATCACCTACCCCCGAGGGAGCGATGGTGACGTATGCACGACATGATGTCATCATCTGGAAGCCAATATTCGCCCTAGGGTCTATGGCGGAAAGACGTCCTCTGATCGAGCGGTTCATGCCGTCAGGAGGTGCACTTCATCGAGGAGGCGGTCTGTAGCTCACACGGGGCTACATCGTCTCATGGATAGTCTTCCCAATCTTATTCCCGAGATTGTTTTACTTGGATCTTAGGAGCAGGTCTCCTGACTTATCACCCTGGTCTCTCCTCACTGGCATGCACCTTCCCAAGATCTACGTCCCAGTGGTGGAGCCTTTGTCCAGCTCTATGCATGCGAGGAGCCCACACTACGTCAGCCCGAGGGGACGACGTGATGGGGGATGACTTACAGTAGCGGGTACTGTGCCGGACTCACACCGGCTTCCCTTGCTGGCTCTCCTTCCTAATGGTCAGGATGCGCTTCATCCTATTTATAAAAGAGCCATACTCGTAAGACAGGACAAAGGTACAATAAAAAATCAAAAAACATAAAGGCCTCCCGTCTCTCATCAGTACCGACATCTGAATTCTATTCGTATGCTCCACACACGCTCCACACGCTACCCCCTCCCTGAGGATATTCCTTTCTCCCAAGGGGGGATCTATCCGTATCTCCTGAGTACCAACATACTACCCCCCACAGGGCACACATACGAAGCAGCCCACAAGGGATAATACCTAGAGCGAGGTTGTGTACACGCAGGTACACAACAGTGTACACGTGGGTACACTATTGTATACACGCGTGTACACATCCCCCGTCTAGGCAGTAGGTATCTGCCTGGGGAGTCTACACCGAGGACACAGATCTTTCGATCTCGGGATTGGGTCTATAGGACCTATTCCCCAACTCTCGAGTTTGGATAGAGCAGATGGGGCTAGTAAGCTCTCTTTCGGGGAGGAGTGTAGCGCACTGGGACTTCGATCTCCACGAGGTTCGGGTCTTGACCCTAAGAAGAAATGCAAGGCCTTGGTTTCTCAAAATAAATCGTTACTTTTGCATCGCATTTTACCTTACGGTTCTTATACAGGTATGAGTCTCATTAGGTAAGAGTGCTTATTTAGGTCGAATCGCTAGCTCAGTTGGCAGAGCACATCCCTTTTAAGGATGGGGTCCTGGGTTCGAACCCCAGGCGATTCACAGAGCGGTTACCTCACGGTAGCCAAGTTCGCTATGGTAGCGACTGTGTTTCAGCTGGTTACGTGTCTGTTTCGTTGGTTTGGAGCAGTATTGATAACCTGCAATTTTTGGGCTTTTTGCGCGCTATTTGCGCACGTTTTGCGCACGCCCCCAAAAACGTGCGCAAGAATTGAGGGGTGCAAAGAGCTCTATTGCATAAGCTGGAACGAAATGAACGAGCTACGTATTCGGCGACTCTTCGATAGGAGAAATGTCGCCACCAAGACAAAGGAAGCCCCCGTCGTCTTCGAACTCTATCGGGGAAAGTCTCGACGTTACCTAGATACAGGCATTCGTCTATGTGCAGGTCAGTGGAGTGCTGATATCGGGATGGCGTATAAGACACCACACGCTAGAGAGTATAATCGTACTCTTGACGAGATCGAGGAGCAACTTCAGCAGGCCTCAGGTAGTGCCTTCGAACGCTATGGGCAGGCCTACACCCTAGATCAATTGTTGGAAGCCTATAGGCTAGAGCTTAATCGTCCACGATGCTTTATTGACTTCGCATGGGAGCGCTTCAAGGAACGGAGCGGTACCCCAGGCACTAAGCGTCAGCACTGTGCAGCACTCAAAGCCATAGAGGCCTCTGGGCTGTTCGTCTCCTTCGCCGACGTCACGCACACAAGTGTCGTCAAGTTCGATGATTGGCTTCGGAAGAAGCGCAACCTCACCCACCAAGTCACCATACATAACTACCATAAGAGGCTTCGTGTCTACATTTACGAAGCGATGGCTTTCGGCCTCATCAACAAAGACCCCTATGCGAGCTTCAAGGTGTCTCGAGGGGAGAGTAAGGGACGGCGCTTCCTGAGCAAGGAGGAGCTACAGAGGATCGTGGAGACTGAACTAGTGGATCCCATCCTACAACGTATTCGAGACCTCTTCCTCTTTCAGTGCTACACGGGGCTTGCCTACGCAGACCTCGCTACCTTCGACTACAAGAATACCGAGGAGCGAGATGGAATGCGCTACCTGCGTGCACAGAGACACAAGACCAAGACGGAGTTCTTCATCTATCTCCTTCCCCCTGCTATCGAGGTACTGAAGATGTACGACTATAAGCTACCTATCCTCTCCCAGCAGAAGTACAATGTCTATCTGAAGGCTCTCGGGCAGGCCTGTGGGCTAACGCAGAAGATCTCCTCACACATGGCTCGTCATACCTTCGCTACCACGGTTACGCTGGCTAATGGTGTCCCCCTGCATATCCTGCAGAAGATGCTGGGGCACACTAGCGTCAAGACCACACAGATCTACGCTAAGACTCTAGCAGAGGATGTAGCGCAGGAGTTCCAGCGTCTGCAAGGCCTCATATAGAGAAGACGAAAAGGGCGACGCCCCCGATCCTACAGAGGTCGGGGGCGTCGCCTTTTGTATGGTGTGGATAGGGGCTATTCCTTCTTTCCGTTAATGAATGCTGATACGATCCCTGCGATAGAGAGCGTACTGAAAAGACCTGCGAGCCAAGACTGCCCCAGATAGAGAGCCAAAGCTGTGATCCCCAAGAAAAATAAGAGCGAAAGGAATGCGAGGATCTGACCTCTCATGCGCTCCCGGTGGCGACGCTCATTATCGATAGCAAGCAGCTCCAGACTCTGGCGTGTAGCTTCGTGTCGAAGGTTTCGCTCTTCATCGGTGATCCGCTGGAAATAACGGACTAGGTCGGGATCGATCTCCTTGTACTTAGCGAGCTCCTCAGCTGAGGGCATCAAGCTATTATCAATGACGATATGCTCCTCATTGAGTGTCCCGATCGTGTCAGCGCGCTGAACGGTGGCTTGGGTACGCTTAACGGTATTCTTACTCATATGAAGCTTGAACCTTCTGCCATGCGCGCGACATATCATGCTGGACAGCCTGCCAATCACCTGCCAATCGCTCACGATCGCTCGTGGTCTGGTAGCTCTCGACAATCTTCTCCAGCTTCTCCAGTCCCGGGTCTCGCCTGCGAACTGAAGGATTGAATATTGAGGTGAATCCCTCAAGGAGGATCAGTAGCACACTCATTGTTGTAGGTTGTTACACATTTGACTTCACGCAAATATAACACTTTTACGTTTATCGGTAACCAACGGCGTAAGAGTCTACCCTTGGGGAGGTATCGCCTCAGATATTCTCGAACTTTTCACTCATAACCTCGTCTAGGATCGCTCCGTTGTAGATGATAACTATGGAGTCCTTGATTAGAAGCATTTGGTAGATGAAGGATGAGAGCAGGGCAAATAGGATAAGGGCGCTCATTGCCTGGTCCACGAGAGGGCATGTAGTCGTAGGAGAATGAGGGGCTCCAACAATCATAGACACAATGAATGCCCCGAGGAGAGTGTAGATTTGGAGGAGGAGATACACCGTAAACTGCGCATGTATCTTGGCATATAGGGATGCCTTCTGGTCTTCTTTGACACGATGCATTAGCTTGCGTAGATGTGGCATGCTGATGAGTAGAGCGTACGTGGCAATAGACACGCCCAGTAGCCCTCCATAGATACTGAGTAGAGCCTCGACAGCTTCTGCTAGTAGCTTGAGCCACTCGAACTCCCAGATGTATGCAAGCAATACGGAGAGCGGAATAGCTACTCCAAGGGACCAAAAGAGATCAGTCTTCCATCTCGTCTCTTTGAATACTTGGATGATCCCCTTCCTTCCGAAGGGGCTGGTTCGTGTTGTCATCTTCGTTGTCCTTTAGCATTTCGAGAATGAATTTTCGAATAGCAAAAGGGAGCTCCTCTGGGGTCTCATTGAATTGCGCTATTCGCACGTGCTTATTGGTGCTGTATCCTTTGTTCTTCCTTCTTGTCCCGCGGTAGATAACTGCTACTCCATTACTTTGGGCAAGCCTTAGTGCACCCTCGAGGATGGTCCCTTTTGGTTGCAAAGGTACTAAGGTTTCTGAAGATGCTTCCAGCGATAGATTTGTAGCCCCCGCCTTCTTGATAGAGTCGTCGAGTATCTTGTCAAAGTCTTCTGTCATGTCATCATTGGTGAATGATATGCGCGTCTTTATCTTCCATATATCATTGTAGGATAGTATGTCTTGAAGGCTCGAAGGGGACTTCTCGATGTCAATCTTGGGGACGTGCTGGTCCTTCAAGCCTTTATGCTCGATGTAAGAAGTCAAGAGTTTTTTGATGTAGGTCCCTGCGACCTCAAGACCGATCCCCGCCCCCTTCTCTAGACAAAGTCGATGCTTGCTGGGCACGAAGAAAAAGCGAGCAACCTTCGGGTAGAGGTATAGACCTTCTCCTATAGAGGCATGTTCCACTTCATTCTCTTTAGCATTGAAGACATCGATATGCTCCTCTCGGGAGTAAAGAATCAATTCACCCCAAACCAGATCATCTATATCTGTGTGGATGGACTTGACCCGTACTTCCTTCTTCCCTTTGACTTTGATACCTCCTTTCTTATAGGCGAAGGGGAATAGATCTACGTATATTCCAGATATGACAGGGAGGATCTTGATGTTCCAAATAAAACAGGAGTAAGTTGAAAAGAGACTAGATTCTTGCATGTTCGTGTTCATAGAGGGTGTATTTCGAAGAGGATGGTAGTATGTGGTTGCTGTGCCCAATGGGCACAGCTTTATTTCTGTTCTTTCTTGATGTCCCTCGGTGGTTGACGATCAATGAGCTCGCGCCAATTGGGGAAGGCCGCCATCAGCTGGTAGTCCAGGCTGTCCGCTTGATGGCGAAGGGAGGAGCGCCAAACGAAGAGCAGGATGGAGATACTGATCCCAGAGAAAGCTACCCCAAAGGAAATGCCCTCTCCCATGTAATTTTTGAACATAGAGACGCCAGCGACGATGCTGACAATAAGGACAAAGACAGCTAGAGCGGTTAGCCCAGTGGCAGTGCTACGTAGGCCATCGTTGCGCTCGAAGGATTTGCGCACATAGGTGCGTTCGTCGATAGATAGTAGTTCTTCAGTTCTCATGAGTTGGATATATGATTAAGTTACACATTAAGTCTTTAGAAGGAGAAGAGGGGCTCGACCTCGATGCGGGCAACGACCGCCGAGAGATGGCAGATGTCCGAGACCGATACCTCGAAGTCGTCGTAGTCGGGATTGATGCTACGGGCAATGTAGGTGGTGCGCTCCTTCGCCTTGTCGGGGTGACGATGCAGGCGCTTGATGAAGTGTAGGGGAGGATAGCCGTCCCCTTGGCGTACCGCTACTGCATAGACCTCCCCGAATTGGATGCCTAGGGGATTGGCTGGGCTGAACGGGTAGCGCTTCAGAGCGACACGACAGCCCGCTGGGAACTTCGGGGACATAGAGTTGCCATGGATGGGCACGATCATCTCCCCTTCGAGGTTGGGGATGCCCCAATAGGTGTCTATCGTCTGAAGCTCGTCTGCCTCTCCTTGATTACCTCCACGGAAGGCCTCGGTGTACTCGGGGATGAGGCGTACCCCCTCGGACTGTGCTCGCTGTAGATCCTCTTCGTGACCAACCTGCAGCGCCTCCGTCCAATACACACGGTTATCCGTACCGACCCAAACGTCCGTACGACGACCTACGTCGGGCAGGCTTGCCCCGGGATTTGAGAGCATGCTGTAATCCCATTCGCCTCTAGCTTTAATTAAAGCTAGTTTAGAATCAGGGAGCTTCCTTGTGCCTTGTACAAGCTGTGTGATAAAGGCAGGTGAAACATCTAGGAAGCTGGCGAGCTCCCCCTTTTTGAGGTTGTTTGCGTGGATAAACTCTTCAAACGCAGTGTTCGCATGATTATCCGTACCGCTCCAAACGTCCGTACGACGACCTACGTCGGGCAGGCCTGCCCCGGGATTGTGCTCTCCGCGTAGCATCTCTCCCTCTCCTGTGCGAAGCCAGGTAGCAGAGAGCATAGGCATCTTGCTTTCGAGTGATAGAATGTATTCATCTATTTTTTTACCTAGAGGCTTCTTCCCTTTGATGTATTCCGATAGGTTTCCTTCGTGGTTTTCACCTATCAGACGACCAAAGTGTGCCTGACTACTCACTAACTTCTCTTCTCTAAGCCTCTTATATAGAGTTGATAGCAGTTGATTGTTATTCATTTCTTCTACTTTTCCTTTGAGTGTAGAATGTTTTATTCTACCTTTGTACTGCAAACCAACGATACAGCCCCCGACAAGGGGGGCGGCGTACACGAAGGGGGCGGCAACCAAAAGGAAGCGCCTGCTGGTCTTAGCATTCATCACTATTCACCTGCTAAGTTAGCCAATCCCTAGTGTATCGCCAAACCACGTAACCAGCTGGCACAAAAGCTAGCAGAGTATAAGAAGACAATGATGATGACAACACCTCAAGGAGCTCCACCCACGACCCTCTACCCCTCTCAGGAGGATCCCGAGGAGCTCTACCACAGCCTTCGAGCTAAGGCTATGGTATTCCTGGCGAACGAGGCCCAGGAACTAGCTCGAGGGGTCTACGTCCCCAACCTCGGGGCGGAGGCAGCTGGGGTACCGATCTTTCGGTCGATCCTTCCTGGTAGCTGGATAGCGGTACGCCACGATACGCTCGCCAATGCTCGACGCTCGGGACAGCACATCCTGCGCAACTCAGACCGGGAGCTGAAGCCCAAGGGACAGCGTATCCGCTACTTCGTAGAGAAGAGCATGATATCGGGCTACCTACTCTTTCTCCTGCGTGTCCCACTTAGCCGAGCTCCCCAAGTGGCTAAGGCTGGGTAGCAGGCCATGGTATTAGATAGACGATATGCGTACGAACGAAGAGCGTATTGACACCCTAGAGCGGGAAAACCGCCAGATGCGCGCCCTCTTCCTCCAGGTGGCCGAGGGGAGCGATGGCTGGATGAAGCCTAGGGAGGTAATGGCTCTCCTTAGGTGTAAGCAGCGGACGCTCGCCCGACTACGGGTACCGCCCGTAGACAAGGTGACGGGTGAGCCTACGGGTGAGCCAGCCCTCGAGGCGATATGCCTACCGAGCCTCCGAGACCCGATGAAGGGGCGCTGGATCTATTCTCGTCGTAGCGTGCTTCGTCTGCTTGCACAGCGTCTAGGCGATGCGAGCGTAACCAACCTCTCTCCCGCTGAATGGCAACGACGTGAAGAAGCCCGCACCTTCCATCGCAAGCAACGCAAGGATGCAGGCCTCAGCAAGGAGCTTGTCGAAGCTCGTGTCTACGAGTAGTCAGAATACACGATCCACAACTACTATTATGAATATGCTAAGGAAATGTAAGGAGCTAGCGAAGGCTCCTATAGACTGGTTCCGGTATAGGTACATGCCGAGCCTAGAGGCAGGCCATCTCTGGGCTATGATGCTCTACGTCCTATTCTGGTTCGTCGTCTGCGCTGCGACCTTCGTGGCGACCTTCGATATCGGAGAGAATCTGTACCTCCGCTATATGGGGAGGTAGCACGACCCTCATGAATACTTCAGGTAGGCTAAGAACCACCCAGAGAGGAAACCAACTAAGGCACTCACGATAGCAACGATCATGGGATTACGCAGGGTCTCTATCATACGTATGCGCTTCACCTCCGCTCGCTCCTTGGCGACGATAGCGGTAAAGCCACCCTTCTCCATCAGCGCCCTGCCTGCAGGTGTGATGTCCCGGATAGCTCCGATGAAGGAGTCCTGTGAACGGATGAACCCCTGCTGGGCAAGGAATGAGGAGCAAGCAATAAGGGTGTCAGTGGAGACTGGGCAAGATCCCTTCTCGCCCTTGGCGATAAACTCAAGCGTCTTATCTAGCTCCTCGGGGGTAAGCTGACTGGGTATATTCATATCTCTAACAAATGTAACTAGGTGTTTCAGTGACACAAAGTTACGACAACGATAACAACTAAATACGTACACTATAATGAACCTTCCACAGATCGTAGGTATCACCCTCCTAGGGCTATGTTGCCTCCTCCTAGACGTACTCAATCATAGTATCGGCTTCTGCTTCCTATGGCTCCTGGGCCTCGGGGTCTTCGGTGTCACCATGGCTAGCCACTGGAAGTCCGAGTACGAGAAGCTACAGCGCAAGCAAGGCAGGGGACAGTACCGTCCCTGATCATGTGGTACGATGAACACGCAGTCAAGCCACAACTAATACCCACCACAAGACTATGCTACCCTCCCTATCTCGACACAGAATGGAGCTACTGAGCGCCTATCATCTCGTGCTGCTTATCTCCTTCTTGATCATGGAGCACTATGGTATCGGGATCCTAAGCCTATCAGGCTGTATCTCTATCCTAGCAGCGACTATCGCTCCACACCTACTACTCACTCTCATCTCCGATCTATACGACGAAGATGAGGCAGGCCAATATTAACGCCACTACAACTCAATGGACACAACCACACCACCTCAGTCTCCACACCTCATCCATCGGAAGACTATTCCTCTGACGGGCTATGTAAGTCTCTTCGGCGTCGAGGATCGCCCGCTACGAGAGGGAGTCAATGCCCTCGGATACTCCTTCCACTACGCTCAGAGCTGGAAGTTCTACGTCAAGCTCTCCTCCCCTGGGTCTCGTCATGGTGGATCCGAAGTGCACTACGGGCTTAACCTCGTCACCAGCGATCCCTCGGAGGCGACACGTATCACCGAGCGTCTTGCCTCACTCAAAGAGAGTCAAGAGACCCTATCCTTCTCCGCCCCTCTGAGCTTCACCAACTGGACGTCACGTAGTACCGACCGCTTCGCATGTGGAGAAGTGCTTGGTCTCCCCATCTCGGTCCTATTCGCCACGGATGGGAGTCTCCCGCTTGATCCCCATCACCCCATCTCTGCATCGAGGCTTACGGTTCCACTCACTGGGCGGGTGGAGCTCTTCAGCGTAGAGCCCCGGAAGTCTATGACGATAGCCACTCCTATCGGATATAGACGCTCCGCTCTGCGTAGTGGGTGGAGGATCAACGTCCTCTTCGCCGAGGATGGATGTACCCCTGCAGGATCCAAGGGACGCCACGGCCTGCACTTCTACACCTCTGATAGGAAAGAGCTCGCCTATGTCGAGCGTGCCCTATCACACCTCCAGGAGACGAAGAAGCTACTCACAATAGAGGCTCCCGTGAACTACTATCAGTGGATGGACAAGAACACGGGGGACTTCCGTTGTGGGACGATCCTCGACCTCCCTATAGAGATCTTCGACGACTGCCCTATCGACCTATAGCTCTACCTATCTAACTAACCAAGCAAACAGAGATATGAACTATAAGAAGACCTCACAACTGAGAAAAGACCTAGCCAACTACTTCGACGTGCTAAAGGAACTGCTTGAAAAGGATGATGATATATGCCAACTCGTTTACGGGATCAAGGCTCTACCCATCCTTGACAGGAAAACCACATACACCCAGGAGGAGGTGAATAAACTATCAGTGTATAGCTCGCTTACGCTCCAAGCTATCATGGATCTTGGACGAGCAAGAGTCGCCGTAGACAAGATGCTAGAACTCTTACAGAGCGAGGACTAACAAGCACGACACAGATATGGATACGACAAAATACACCCTCGACAAGTTGGGGGTACAGCGGTTTTTCTACGACCTATCAGACATGCTAGACCAATACAAAGAGATGGAGGATTTTGCTCTTTCCCAAAAAGGAAAGACAATCAACAATCTCAGAGATGTAGAACTGCTACAGACTGCAGTACAAATAGCAGTCTGCACCAAATTCTCAGAATTGGCTATCGAACGTCTGAACGAATGCGTAGACTTCAACATTGAGCTCCTGGACGGCCTTGGCAACGATAGCCAAACAGACACAGAGCAACGAACGAACTAACACCCATTATCATGTGTCGCTACTACTTCGCCCACGATATCACCGCTGGTAAGGACCTCAAACTTCAGCGCCTCCGTGCTACCCATGGGCTGGAGGGTACAGGTGTCTTCTGGGCGATCCTAGAGCTCCTGGCAGAGGTCACCGTGGAGGATGCTGGATCACCGGGCCTACCCCTTGATCCGAAGTTCATCGCCCGTATGATTGGCTCTCGTAGTCCCAAGCGAGTAGAGAGCGTGATACGTGACTTCTCGCTATTCGTCATCGAGACGAATGAGGCGGGTGTAGAGACCTTCTACTCCCGACGTCTCCTCAGACGCTTCACTCATGACGTCCTCCTGAGGGAACAGAGTGAAGCTGATGAGGAGGCAGAGGTGGGGAATAAGCCTACCAAGCGCAATATCTCTCCCGAGGCTCGTCAGCGTATGTCTCTTGCAGGCCGTAAGCATAGACCTTCAAGTAAGGTTGCGACCAAGGTAGAGGAAGGTTCAGAGGAAGGTACAAGGAAGGTTGCGACCAAGGTAGAGGAAGGTTCAGAGGAAGGTACAAGTAAGGTTGCGACTAAGGTAGAGGAAGGTTCAGAGGAAGGTACAAGTAAGGTTGCGACCAAGGTAGAGGAAGGTCGTGGGGGGAATATAGGGGGGCTAAAAGCCCCTAAAAAGAAAGAGAAGGAAAAGGGGAAAAGGGAGGCAGAAAATGCGCCCGCCCAAGATCTGAATAAGATGGGATATAGAGAGAGCGCCTATGAGGAGTCGCCAAGTAATGGCATCCTTACTCCCATCCTCTCCATCTACGAGGAGGTACGCAATGAGTACCCTATTCTACCAGCACCGCCACTCTACGACAGCAATATCTTCTATCAAGCCAAAGAGCTGACCGACGCCTGGGGCGGAGGAGGATTTCGGGATCGATTGGGGAAGGCTCTGCGCCGAGCCTGCGCCTCTACCTTCCTGCGTGGCAAAAAGAACCTCTTCAAGTATGCTTGGCTGACGAAGCTAGCTAATCTCGAGAAGATCGAGGCGGGCAACTACGATGACGACGAGCCCAAGGCGCGGGCCTCGTCCTCTGCCTCGACTGCTACCCACTACACTAACGCCGCTTGGCAGGAGGTAGCCCCTCCACCCATCACTCCCGAGCAGCAGGCGCTCATGGATAGAGTCAATAACATGACGCTCGAAGACTTCTACAAGCAGGCCTCCTCCCAACCATAATCATCACTACTATCAAGAAATGGATAACCAACTATTGTGCGCCCTGCTATCTGCAATGGAGACAACCAATGTCCGCCCCTTGGCTCGCAGGCGTAGCCTCTTCACTGATCCCGAAGGTTTAGCCTCGGGTGACGTCAGTGACATCGTAGACGCGATTATGTTCTTAGGGTACAAGCAATGTCCGCAGTTCAAGCTGGACAATCACAACCTCTTCGCCTACACCAATGCCGCCCTCTGGGTCGCTGGTCGTAGCGAGATGAAGGCCCTGGACCTACAGGGTAGGGAGCGACAGGGAGATCCCACACGTGGGCTACTCATCCTCGGCGGTACAGGTACGGGAAAGAGTCTGCTAGTACGACTCCTTCGACAGCTTGCCACTGCACTCTCTACCGAGCATCTCATCTACGACACCACCTCCCAGAGAGAGGTGTGGAAGCCCTTCGTTTGGGCTGATAGGCATGCGGTGGAGTACGTCAGCGAGTACAACGCTACAGGTACTATCTCCAGTCAAAATGCTCCAGTGCTCTGTATCCAGGATCTAGGCACAGAGAGCGAAGGATCACACTACGGCAAGCGCTGCAATGTCCTCTCGGAGCTCCTCATCTACCGATACGACAAGCAGGACGCTACCCGCCGTACCAGCATCATCACCTCCAACCTCACCCTCTCTGAGATCGGAGACCCTGCACGCTATGGAGAGCGTGTCCTATCTCGCCTCCTCGAGGAGTGCAACATCTTGCAGCTGGCAGGCCCAGACCGGCGCCGTGCACCGCTCCTATGACGACAAAGGTCACCTCAGGAAGAGAACTCTATATCATTAACAAGTTCATCTTGGCTAAGCAATGAGCAGGAAGCATACACGTGTAGGTAAAGAAAACAGAGGGGGGCTAACCAAGTCTCGGGAGACATTCATGCTCTCAGAGGAGGAGATAGCCCTCATCGAACACCGAGTGTTCGACGATCGGATGTTGCTAGAGGACGCTGTCAAGGGCTTCCCTCGGACGGGGCCGATAATAACCTTGGCACTCAAGGATCAAGCCCCGGACATCTACTATAGAGCAATCGGGGAGAGCAAGGTGATACGAAGTGAGCGCCGTAGAGAGATCACGAGCGAGCCGTGGCACGGAGATAGCTGTACCCTCTTCTGGTCTCCCAAGCTGCTTATCCAAAGAGGCTACCTCAAGGCCTCTGGAGCAAACAAAGACTAGCTGGGGCACCACCCACGAGGCAAATAATAAGCAATGAAACGATTATATCTCATCTCCATCCTCCTACTCACTGCTATCTGCACCTCTTGCAATAGCTCGCCGTACAGAATCGGGCGTGTCATTGGGAAGCACCTCCGTAAGAATGGGCGGGATACCACCTATGTAGTAGTCTTTTACCGCGATGAATGGATTTGGCAGCAAGATACTCCGCTGTCGTGGCCAAGGAAGAGTACTACAGTGTCAAAAAAGGCGACATCGTCGAGTTCAATGTAGAAGCAGGAAAGAAGTAACATGATTTACGGATACATACGAGTTAGCAGTGACAAGCAGACGGTGGAGAACCAGCGCTTCGAAATCACTAACTTCTGCCAAAGGCAAGACATGAAGATCGACGACTGGATCGAGGAGACCATCAGCGGTACGAAGGCCTACAACAAGCGCGAGCTCGGACGCCTGCTTCGTAAGGTAGGCAAGGGCGATACCATTATCTGCTCCGAGCTCTCCCGCCTGGGGAGAAACCTCTTCATGATCATGGAGATCCTCAACATCTGTATGACCAAGGAGTGTCGCGTCTGGACGATCAAGGATAACTATCGCCTAGGTGACGACATCCAGAGCAAAGTCCTCGCCTTTGCCTTTGGGCTCTCTGCAGAGATAGAGCGTAACCTCATCAGCCAACGGACAAAGGAGGCTCTAGCCCGCAGGCGTGCCGAAGGAGTGACGCTGGGGAGACCTAGAGGAAGCAGGAATACTTCTCACAAGCTCTCAGACAAAGAAAATTATATACGAAGTGCACTGAGTAACGGAGTAAGCAAGAGCACAATATCTAAACGCTTGCACGTTAGTCGTAGCACCCTATATATCTATATCAAGGATAATCTTGTAGGAGTATAATAGACGAAAGGAATGAACCGAGACAAGATGATCGAGTGGATAGGCCTCCATAGTGTAGGAATAAGCTCCAATGCTATGTGGTGTGCCCTTATGGACTTGCCTATTGATCTATACTACGGGGATATACCTAGAGACAGAAGTGACCTGTCGCGTTGTGTTGATCTCGTGCGATACTGTAGCATCACCAAGGAGGATCTAGCTAGAATGTCCGACAAGCTTCCATATTGGGATCCGGTTATTAGGATGTGGGACAGGCTAGTAAAAGCATACGAATCGGAAGAATCAGAAGATATAGACCTGGATAGTGAGGAGTATGAGATTGTATACGACCTCTTGCATAGTGTGAGAGATGAGGTTGAATCCATCAAGAGCTATCTCAAAGAGTCCAAGCCTTCCCACCTCAAAAAGCTATCAACCCTCTAAGCGTGCAATCAGCCCCTAGGAATACCCGCAAGAGATAAGTCACCTGATCACCTTCAGATCCTCGAGGAAGAAATGCAACCGCACATCCGTAGCCCCACGACCATAGTCGTATTATTTGGTAGAATTATTTTTTAGTCATACCTCCCGCCCCCTGCACCATTAGGTAGAGGTGCTACCACTCTGCACTCCCTTGGTGCAGGGGGATGACGGAGGCAATCTCAACCCTTTAACTCCTATCTTGCTTATGTCCAAGAAAACGACAGACGGCTGGCCGGAAAAAACGACAGACTGGTCATTCCTACCATTCGTCAGCCTCATCCTCTGCATCTTCCTATTCTCCCTGGGAGTTGCATTATGGGCTCTCAGTACTCTCGTTCATTCCTCATGGATGAACGTGGTGTCCTGCATCCTCCTCGGCCTTCAGAGCCCCTCCCTCTTCCTTTGGCTCTACTGCACTAGGAAGGATAACTCTAGAACCCTCTAACACCAAGACTCATGTCTTTCCTAACAATCGCAGGCCTTGTCCTGCTAGCCGTGTGGCTCTGCTTCCTGGCAGTCATTTTTTTTTCGAAGAGTAGCGACTTCTACGACCAAGGATATCGGGAAGGCCGACGCCACGGGTGGGAATGGGGGTACCGCCGAGGTTGGGATGATGCCCAAGCCAACGCCCGCCCCTCCAGATACCAAAGGCCGTCCGACAGACCCAATAAGTAACGACAACAACATGGCTATACCCAAACCTAAGGAGGTCGATTACAAACAATATGTCGCAACCTTCATGGATAGCAGCGATGAACCGCATCGCTGGGTTCTCATCATCTCCTATCCAGACACGGAGGACACGCACCATCATCCCCACCGTAAGGAGGTGAGGCTCGGTGTCCCACCTGTAATGCTGAATATAGAGCGAGAGAGCGCTCTAAGCCCAATCGCGGAGGGGCGGCTCTCGTTCAGCCTTCTTCAGGAGGAGCAGGCAGATGCAGGCCGCCACTTTGACTACCGCCACTTGATGCAATCTCCCGAAGGGAGTGTGTCCGTGGCGCTCCTACGTCTCCCATCCTCTGTTCAGATCACGAGTACAGAGGATCTACTCCGGATCCCCGACGAGCTCGGACTCTATCTTAGCGATACATGGGAGCGAGGCTGGTGGCGGGGCACCCTAGACCCCGAGAGCTACCGAGAGCCTGCTAGTCAGCATTCAGGCTACCTAGTAGCCTTCGAGGCTTGTGACTTCGGTAGGCTAAAGCGGATAGAGCTTAGGGTTGGAGATGAGCGGATGCAGGGCTTCCTTCCCCGAATGGAGCTCACAAAGTTCATCGCCTCACTAGTATCACTCGCCCTGTCTGATGCTGAATGGGCGTACATCTATAGTTCCGACTCCATTGCTCGGGAACATGGTAGGAGCTATGTCGTCAAAGGACTCATGGCATGGTGCGCTGACCACTTCACCGATTGGAAGAATGAACTGTTCGTAGAAACAGCCCCATTCCTTTCGGATGAAGATAAGCCAATCACGGCCTTTGAGGCGCTAGATCGTGTGCTCAGAGCCTTCACGCTCTCTATAGAGCAAGCAGAGGGAAACTGGGTCATCACGGATCCCTCGACACTCCAAAGTGCGGAGGATGGGAAGTATAGCTTCTCCACACAGAACGAAGATGCCTATCTGGATCTAGTGCCTGAGGATCTAGTGCCTATGGGCGCTGATGGAGAACTGTCCGCTCTACCCGCCCGAGGGTCACTGACGCTGACGACAGAGTCCCATCTGTCAGACGCTATACCCGCATTCTCCTTCCCTAAGATGGAGAACCCAGGGAAGTGGAGGCTGGTCCCTCGTGCAGATACTAGACTCAGGATCCCTGCTTGGCGCTATCGAATGAATGGCCTAGAGAATTTTGATTGGACCATTTCTGGAGGTGACCGGGTGGAGACAGAGGCCTTATCTCTGGGTGAAGATCGGGATCTATATACCGTGGTATGGAACCCATGGAGCATTCATGGGCGGATCGATGCTCCGTCGATTCAAAATGGTCAACACACGGTAGATGAGTGGAGCATATTCCGTACAGACGAGGCTAGCTGGGAGTATGCTCCAGATACAGGAGTATACATGAATAGGGCTCTGAGAGCCGTTCATGAGAACGGAAATATCGAGCTCCTCACCTTCCGTGATAGAGCAGGGTGGCACTATGTCTGTGTAAACTCCTTCGCAATTACCACGATCATCCCAGAGCCAAAGCTAATTGGATACACAGCGTATCTAATGGCTGTTCGGGATGACCTAAACTCATCGCTAGATACGAAGGGGCGTTCATTGACGGATAAGGCATGGAGCTTCTCCGTACCAAGAGTTGCCGACGCAGAAGGAATGGGTCTACGGCTGGATCTCCCCTTGATGGTCTCAATGGGGCAAGATCTCTATCAAGAGTACACAGATAAGACCCATTTCATTATCCCCATATCGAGCACGGGTCCCTATGGGAGAGAATACGATCGAACCGAGTATCTAAATGAGGCTCGGGATAATCTGGCGCGTATCCAAGAATTCACAGATGTGGTTACGGGCTGTCGGATCTACTTCTCTCTAGTTGCTCGAGGGGACCAGGACTCCGACCCAGTTCAGTCCCTTGGGATCAGTGTACGTAAAGAGGAGCTCTCGTGGAGTGATGGTGAGAATACGACTCGTCTCCCCTACCTCTCTTATGGCTCTATGAGCAAGGAGGGACGTCTCAAATGGGGCACTAGCTGGAACCATCCGAACATCGGTCAGGATGAATATCTAGGAGAAGGCCTGCACATACCGCTCCCTCCTAAGCCGTTCACTCGACTAGAGCTCACAATCTATCAGTCGCCGAAGTTCTACAAGCTGCAGGGTGGACAGTCCGTCGCCACGCACTTTCAGGGGTGGCACCTATGGAGCGTGCCAAGTATCATAGCCCTGCAAGCACCAGCTCTTTGGGTGGCAGACCCTCTTGGCCGTCGTGGTCAGGATCTTGCTCCAGATCGGAAGGAACGCTATCGCTTCACCCCTAGTACAGATGAGGATATAGAGGAGACTCTTCACCTCTCCGATGGGACAGGTCTGGCAAAGCTATCTCCCAGTATCGTGCGCACAGCTGATGGGGTAGCACTCAAGGATCGGGAGCGTAAGTCTGAGGATGCCTTCACTCAGTATACTCTAGCTGGGTATAGAGCCGAGTGTTTCGGTGTACTCTATGGAGCTCTTCCTGCTCGAGGCTTTGAACTGACGGGGACATTCCGCTACCGCTCTAAGATCTCTCGAGCTAAATATATGGGGCTTGACTGGCTGGCTGTATCTCGTGAGATCGATATCCAACAGATGTCAGAGAAGGGCACATATCATTTGTTGCGCCCCGCCTCGTCTGTACGACAAGAGAGCCTCATCCCTGAGGTTATCAAGGGGTACCAATATCGAGGAGAGACATATGATACATCTTCACCTCGTTATGTCGATCGTGGACACCGCCCGCCCTCAAGGCGTAGGTAAGTCTCGCCGTTCTCGTCCTACTCCTAGTGCAGATCCCAGAACTCCGATCTTCTTGCAGATTTGTGCAAAGGAGCTAGGCGTTGAGTGCGTTCCTGAGTATCGATTTCACCAGACAAGGCTATGGCGCTTTGACTATGCGTTTCCGATCCAACGCATCGCCCTCGAAGTTGAGGGTGGCGTTTGGACGGGAGGCAGACACACAAGTGCTCGTGGCTTTCTCGGAGATATTGAGAAATATAACGAGGCAACACTTCTAGGCTGGCGACTTTTACGTATCACACCAGCGGATCTCCTTCGTACCTCGACTATGTGCCTACTTAGGCGAGCTATTGAAGCTACTCTCTAGTAAAGGTGCCCACCCTCTTTAATTGGAGGGTGGCACCTTGAGACCCAAAATTCAAGTTGAACTCACACCATTATTCTGCTTTCTCATTTATGCCCACAGATCCCCCCATTCAATGTAGACTCCGTACATGTGTGTCCGAAGATGACGCTCAAGAGTTAAGGCGTCTTCGTAAGGTATTCGGATTTCGTAGCGACTACCATCTTTTCAAGTCTTCTGTACTCTTGGTGTTGCGCTTGCTACAAAAAGCGGAGCGTAAGGGGATGGAGATGGATGAAGAGACCATCGAAGAAGCCTTCACCGCCCTAAGTGACTGGGAAGCACCTGAACTAGGGAAGCGCCCTAAGAGGGGGAGCAGGGAGGCTTCACTACTACACCTTTTGTTCGGGATTGATAATGCACCTGTCGAAGATAAGATAGAGGGGAAATCCGCCCCAGAACCTCGTCCTGAGGTACAGGAATGGTATGAGAGGTTTACCCAACACCATTATCAGCGCCTTCATGATATGTTTGCTCATCGTATTCCCAGACCGACAGCCGACGGTATGACCCCTCTTGACCTATTTCACGAGACACTCCTTCGTCTCTGCTTCCCTCCTGAAGATATCGATAATTGGGATGATTATCAGCGCTGGGCCCTCCGCAAGTTCCATCAAGTAGAATGAGACGACATCGTACACGCGACTACGTCCGTCTGATGAATAGCAGGGCATGGCGTCGATTGAGACTGACATACCTATCACAGCATCCTCTATGTGAGGATTGCCTACTTGTCGATCGCACCACCCCAGCACGGGAAGTCCATCATATACGCCCCATAGAGAGCGCTGCTGGACGTCCAGAGGAGATGAAGGCTCTTACACTCGATCCTGGGAACTTACGTGCACTCTGCACTTCTTGCCATCAGGAAGCGCACCGACTACTCGCTTCATCTAGCAAGGCTGTAGCGAGGGAGCGAGCTAAGGAAGCCCTAGACTCCTTCGTCTCCCATTACCTAGCTGATCCACCACCTATTAAATGATGTAGATATTTGTTAGTATGACTTGCTTTCTCTACCTTTGCCCCTGCATGGCAGGCGGGGTAACGTATGCCTGCCAGCAGGGGAAGGAAGAAGTTTAGGACTTTGATATCGTGAATGTCACGATCCACTTCCCGAACTTAATCCTAATACTAATGCTCGTTCGCATGACTTGAAGTATTAGGAGTTTTAAGTTAAAGGGGTGAGGCCTTCGGGCTTTGCCCCTTTTCTCTTAGGTACTAGGACTTTCCTTGTACCCGTCCAAAAGTTCCGTTATCAAGTGGCTCGCTTGCCTCTGTTTCCCATCCCTTTTGTACTACAAAGATACGAAAAATATACGTACCAACCAAATATAATCAATTCTTTTCCAGATACTTACGATGATTTTTAAGCAAGGGGGGGGGAGGGTGTTTTTTAGGAAAGGGAGGCCCCCTGCATACCACCCCCTGCTCCCTCTTTTACGCGTGAGGTCTCAGGGTCCCGTGGGGGTATTTCTGTGCATGGAAGGTTGGGGGGAGGGAACTATCCCCGGGGGCAGCTAGGTGACAAAGTTGCAAAAAATGCAACCAAGTGGAACGAAAAATAGGCAAGTGTGAGGTGTTGTGGGGACAGATAAATTCGTTTGGGGGGTAAGGGTATGATTCAACTTTACAGGGGAAGCCCCTGCCATTTCAGGGACCAATCGCAGGAATTGCCCAAGGGGCTACTATGGTTGATATCTTTCGTGAACAGCGCTTGTTCACTAATATTTTGATTGGGCTATGAACAAGGACCAGACTATTTCTTTCCTCCGTGAGTGCCTAGAGGCTATCGGATCTTACTCTGCTGCTTTTGAGCCTCTATTAGAAGATCTATCCATGGCACTACAGGTGCGTGACATGGCTTATCAGAGCCTCATGCAAGACGGTGTTACCGTGGAGGAGCTAAGTCGAGAGGGTGACCCACGAAAGAAGGGGAACCCTGCCTGGCCGATGTTTATCGAGACCAGCAAGGAAGTCCGTGCTAAGCTCACAGCTCTCAACATGACGGTCGCCACTGCGAAGTTTACTAGTGGAGACGAAGTAGATAAGCTAAATCAGATCCTCCTCGAAGCCCTCAATGAGAACACTAAGCCCAAGCGAAGCACAAAAGCTAAAAGCCCAGCTAGTAGAAAGGTTACAAAGGACTAAGATCCCCTACCCTCGCTTCAACAAGCTGGATAAGCGACTCTCCTCCTATATTCGCGCTTGCATCAAGAGTCCCGAACTACATAATATGTATGAGCTCTTCGCCTTGGAGAGCTTTCTTCAAAAGGTCGAGCGATATACCCTCCGGGACGAGAAGGTCCGCCACTTTATAACTTTTTACGAGCATATCCGGCTCCCAAGCGCCGAGGGTATGGTCTTTTTCCCGCTGACACTAGTGCAGGTTTTCCAATTCACGAATATCTTCTGGTTCTATTATCCTGATGACCCGGATCGGAGGGTGGTGCGTGAGGTGCTACTTTTCGTTCCGCGTAAGTTCAGTAAGACGACTAGCATTGCCACACTTGCCGTCTACGATCTCCTCTACGGAGATGCTAATGCAGAGAGTTACGTCGGTTCAAATAGCTACCAGCAATCGCAGGTCTGCTTTGGAGTGATTAGTAAGATCCTCCGGGCTCTAGACCCCACGCTTCGTCGCTTCAAGATCAACCGTGAGCAGGTATTCAATCGTATGCCTGGTAAGATGTCGATCTCTCGATGTCTTGCCAGCGCTGCCGATCGCCTTGATGGGCTGAATGCTTCACTCGTGATCATTGACGAGTACGCCCAAGCTGAATCGGACGCTCTCAAGAGTGTACTCACAAGCTCTATGGGAGCCCGTCGCAATCCCCTAACCTTCGTGATTACCACCGCCAGCGATAAGTCAGATACTCCATTTATCGAAATGCTAGAGGCTTATAAGTCAATTCTTCGAGGAGAGGCGGAGAATGATGCTATCTTCGCCCACGTCTTTGAGCCTGACGCCTTGGATGAAGAGGGCGACCCGAATACCTGGATGAAGGTACAGCCCCACCTCGGAGTCACCGTCCGCCCCGAGTACTACGCAGCTGAGTACGAGAAGGCACAGCTTACCGCTGGAGAGATGAAGACCTTCCGAAACAAACTTCTTAACATCTTTGCTCGAGATGAACGAGAGATGTGGTTGGATCGAGCCACCATCGAGCGTGCCTTTCTCTCTGTCCCCCTAGAACTTCTCCGTGGATCACGGGCTATGTGTGCCGTGGACCTCTCCGTACGAGACGACTTCTCCGCCGTCACCTTCCTCATCTATACCCCGAGTCGTGTCCCTGAGGGGAGGACGACCGTCTGCCCCTTCCACGCTGTGACATACTACTTCTTCCCCCGGGGGCAACTCGATCGCCATGTCAATCGGGAGCTTTATCGCCGATGGGTAGACGCAGGACACCTCCTCCTCTGCGAAGGTGAATCCATCGACTATGCTCAGATAGTGAATCTCATCCTCAGTCAGCCTTTCGCCACCCTAAAGATCGGATACGATCCCTACAAGGCATTGGAGTTTACCAATCTACTCCTCGCTACCCCCGGGGTAGGGAAGGCGAACCTCGAACCTATTCCTCAGACAAATGGGAGCTTCAACACTGCCGTAGACTCCTTTGAGCTTGCTCTCTCCCGTGACCAGATCACCTTCGACCCAAATCCCATCACCGCTTACTGCTTCGCCAACGCCGTAATTGACTCCGACCGCCTCGAGAACCGTAAGCCCATCAAGGCAACGCCCAACGAGAAGATAGACGGTGCTATCACCTGCCTTATGGGCTTCTGGCTCTTTAATCACTATAAGTCATAGGACTGTACGCTATGCCCTCTCCACTCACCAGCTAATCCCTCATTTTATGTTTCTCCTCCAATCCCTCCGTTCGCTCTTCCGTCGTAGTAAAGACTGCCAAAGTTCTTCAGGTTCCTCTTCTCTGGATAACTTCCTCGCTGACTTCGCTCCACGCCGCAACTCCTCCATCTCTACACCAGAGAGTGCTATGGCAATTGCGGCCGTCTATCGCTGTGTGGACATCCTCTCAGGCACTATCGCCTCCCTCGATCTCCAGCATCAGAAGAAAGACCGCAAGGTCTTTATCCACGACGAAACTAGCCCTCTCTCACTCCTTTTCTCAGGTAAGGCTAACGACCGTCAGAACTTCTTCACCTTACTTCAAAATGCGATTATACGCCTGCTCCTTTCAGGTAACGCTTACCTAATGCCTCGCTTCGATCGGTCGGGGCAGATCGATAGTCTCATTCTCCTCTCTGAAGGAGCCGTATCGTACGACCCGTTAAGTAACCGTTACCATATCTCTGATCCAGTCTTTGCTATCGCCGGAGACTTTCCAGCTGATGCCATTATCCACCTCAAGAACAAGAGCCTAGATGGGGGCTACACTGGTGTCTCCACTATCCGATACGCAGCCCTTAGCCTCAGCCTCAGCGCCAACGCTGACCGCCAGACCAATGACGGGCTCCTCGCAGGGAACCAGAAATCTGGCTTCCTTGTCGGTGGTAATGAACTCCAAGGAATAGGTGCACTGAGCGAAGACGTTTCTGACCGAATTACAGCTAGGGTGAACCGAGAGATCCAGGCAGGCCAGCGCATCATTCGCCTTTCTGGATCAATGCAGTTCATAGAGAGTAGTATGAGCAACAGCGACGCAGAACTGTTAGAGGTGCGCAAGTACTCCGTCCTTGATGTCTGTCGATTCTTTGGAGTTCACCCTTACATGGTTTTTGCTGATCAAAGCACCAACTATAAGGAGGCCGAGAACTCCCAGATCAACTTTCTCAACCAGACCCTCCGGCCTTTTCTTCGACAGATCGAGCAGGAGTTCACCGACAAGCTCTTGCCACGCTCCCGGCGACAAGCTGAGCGTATTCGCTTCGATCTATCTGCCCTCTTTGCAACGGATCTACGGACTCGCGCCGAGTACGTAAAATCTTTGGTAGAGTCTGGTGTGATGACACCTAATGAAGGAAGGCAATTTGAAGGTCGTGCACCCCTAGATGGAGGAGACACCCTCTTTGTCTCCTGTAATATTTCCCCTATTGACAGCCCTAAGATACGTCGAGATCAGGGAGAGACACCTCTTGAAGAATAGTGGGGCCAAAAGATAGCCCTGTAAGAGTAAGGGTGTATAACTATCCCAAGCAGTATGCCTAAAGATCCTTCAATAGACCACCCAGTAGAAATCCTGCATGAGCGCCGGAGCTTTGATGGCCTAGATACTCGCCCTGCTTTAGGTGATGGTGAGAGCCGCTGTATTGAGGGGCTTGCCATCGTCTACGAAAGAGAGAGTGAAGTCCTCTATGACTGGTGGGAGGATCGTGCCTTCACTGAGATCGTCCACCGTGGTGCTGTTACAGAGGAACTCCTTAGGTCCTCTGACGTTCTCGCGCTCTACGAGCACGACCGCACCAAGCTCCTCGCCCGTAGTACTCATGGTGAGGGTAGCCTCACCCTTTCCATCACCCAGGAAGGTCTCCGGTATTCGTTCGACGCCCCAAAGACCCAGCTCGGAGATGACACTCTGGAGCTCCTACGTAGGGGGGATCTCCGTGCTTCCAGCTTCCTTTTCGGTGTCGGTAAGGGCGACACCCGCTGGGAACAGAGAAGTGATGGATCATGGATCCGCCATATCGACCATTTCTCCTTTCTTGGTGATGTCTCCGTAGTCAGCCAACCTGCCTACCCACAGAGCACAGCCAACGCTCGAAGTCTCCCCGACTTTCCGCCCTCCGAGGATCCAAAGAAAGAGCCACGCTCGAAGTCTCCCCTCGAAGAGTACGCACTGAAGCGTGCCAATCTCATTTCCCTCTAATTTATCCCCCCTCCCTATGACAAAAGAACAAGAAGAGCTCCAAAAGTCGCACGCTCGCTTCAAAGAACTACAAGAAGTCCGCAGAGCAGGTAAGCTCACTGAGGAAGAAGAGCGGGAGCTCATTCAGCTCACTGCTGACCTCGAAGAGCGAAGTGTCAATGCCCTAGCGCAGAAGGCTCTCCAAGCGACACAAGGCACTGGTAGCGCAGAGGCTAACCAAGCCTTCCTCGAGGCTGGACGTCGCGCATATAGCACCCACCAAGCATACGATGTGGAAACACGTGCTACCACACTCACCCCTCAAGTTGAGGCGGCTCGCCCGACTGTCATCGAGGAAATCTTGCAGCCACTCGAGGCAGAGCTCATCCACACCAGAGTGGGGCTGAAGATCCAGACAGGTGTCCATGGACAACCAGTCTGGCCTGTCTTGGCAGGGGTTAAGGCGACCATAGCAGGAGAGAATGTCGCTCTTAGTGATCAGGCTATCAGCCTCGAAAAGGTGAGTGCCAAATCTGAGCGTGTCGGCGTATATGTCCCTGTCACCATGCAGGCGCTAGGGGCGACGAACCTCAATCTCCGCTCGATCACCATTGAGCGCCTAGCACAGGCCGTAGGGGATGCTCTTAACACGGCGCTCTTTGCCAAGACCGCCCCAAGCTCCCCCAACAATGGCATCGGCTCCGTACTCGCTGCACCCTATGCAACTCCTCTTACATCAGGGTGGTCTGCCTCGGTCGCCCCTACAATCAAGGAGGTCGTTGCCCTTGAGGCCGAGGTGCTAGGTAAGAATGTCAAGGTGGATAGTAGTGCTGCTTACTTCGTCCACCCCAAGACCTACTGCCTACTGAAATCGTCTCCCATAGAGAAGGGGAACCCCCAGATGATGCTCGAAGACGGGCATATGAACGGTTACCCCGTAATCTCTACTACCTACATTCCAGAGGACGCTATCCTCTTTGGGGTATTGTCCTATGCGGTGCTTGCTCACCACGGAGATGGTGATCGCTTCTATGCTCAGTACAACGGAGTGTCTGATAAGATCGACTTCACTCTAAACGGTGATTACTCCCTCACAGTGCTCCGCCCAGAGGCTTTCGCCGCCCTCAAGCGTAAGTAGTACCCCTTATGCCCCGGTACCTAACCCTCCCCGAAGCTAAGAAACACCTCAACGTAGACCACGATGAGGATGATGGCTTTATCGTCGAGCTCCTTGATGTTGCTGAAGATTTCCTCTCGAACCTCCTCCATCGACCGCTCTATGCAGTTGAGGAATCCGATGGAACTCTTCCCCCTGCTCTTCGACATGCTCTGAGGATGATAGTCGCTCGTCTCTATGCAGATAGGGAGGGGTATCGGTCTGGGCGCATGACGGAACTCCCTTTTACCATTCCAGCCCTCATCAGTCCTTACAGGATAGAGCGATGAACGCAGGAGCCTTTACCCACCGCATTACCTTCATTAGCTCCGTACGTATTCAGAGCCCATCTGGAGCTGTACGCGACGAACGACAGGAGGCCTTTCACACCCGAGCCTTCCTTAAGACATTGCGTCCAACCTTCAATAAGGATGGATTGCAGGCCCAGGAAGTCGTAGACCCTAGCTCACTTGTCTTTGTAGTACGAGACGACAGGCGCCTCACCGCTTGTCGCTGGCTCCGCTGGCGCGCTGACATCTACAGCATCGTCCTCCTCAAGCCTCTGCCCGATCGTACGGTCGAAGTTACCGCCCGATATGTAGACGAGTAATGCCCGAAATTGTCAGCATCACCGGTCTATCCGAGGTAAAGGGCTTCCTAGAGCGGCTCAAGTTCGCTCCAAGCCCTGAGAGGCTTCGTGAGCCCTTCTTTCGAGCTGCAGAACTCTACCAGCAGGACGTCCGCTTGACGCTCCCGGCCTTATATCGCCCTCCGAGTCGAAACGGACATAGACCACGAGGCAACCTAATTCGAGGGCTTCGTAGGCGTATGCCCCGAAGGAGTAGAGGGGGACGCATCAGCCTTTCCGTGGGCTTCTACTACGTGGACGGACGTATGCCTTATAGCGAGAGCAAGGCTGCTAACCATGCTCATCTCATTGATCAAGGCACCGCCGATCGCTACACTCGGGCAGGAAAGTATCGGGGGCATGTCACTCCGACATTCTTCTGGACGGGGGCGAAGCAGCGTCAGAGATATAGAGCTCAGTCCCTCCTTGTGAAGGGTATATTCCGTACTCTATCAAGTATCTAAGGTATGTACGTCGATTCTAATCGTAAGTGGCGATCCGCTCAGTGGGTACGCACTCAGCTCCTTTCCTCCGAAGATCTTCGAGTCCTTGTCGGAGAGAAGATATTCCCTCTCATAGCTCCAGAAGGTACGGAAGGCGACTTCATCACCGTCACCCGAACAGCCTATGGGCGTGAGTATGACAAGACGGGTGATGCCCACAGCATCACCACTGTTACCGTTCTCTGTGTCTCGGACGACTACGACCGAAGTCTTCAGCTTTCAGAGCTCGTTGATGCTGTTCTTGACGGAGGACGTAACGACGATATTGGCAAAATCTTCGGGTCCAGCTCTACCTCCGCCACTCTTGACACCAGCGAAGAGTACTTCCTAGACGGCAAGATAGTCCAGTCCCTCACTTTCGCTATTTCCTAATTCTCTAACCCCTAATCCAACATTATGCCTTCTCCAGCAACACCTCAGAAGTTCGATAAGAACAAAGACCTCATCAAGGGCGAACTGACGATGGTCTTCCTCAACGGGCTCCTGTTTGCCTACGCCAAGAAAGATGACTTCAAGTTCTCTCCCAGCCAGATTGACGTTGCCAGCAAGCTCTCGGGCAAGTTCGACGACAAGATGGGAGGTAAGAACGAATGGTCACTCTCTGTAGAAGCCCTCCTCTCAACGACCAAGGGACACATGTCCTACGACGCTCTAGAGCATATCGCCGCTAGCGGTAAGGCTGTTACTTTCGAACTAGCTCAGGTCACTGTAACCGACAACAATGGCGAACGTACAGCCACCAAGGGGGATGTCCTACGTAAGGGGCGTGTCACCGTCAGCGATCTCTCCAGGAGCAGTCAGAATGGTGAGTATGAGACTCTGTCTTGTACGCTCAATGGCTCGGGACCTCTCCTGACGGGGTCTGGTAAGGAAGTAGGCAGCGCCGAAGCTCTTACCGAAGCAGGCATCACCCTCGAATAATGGATGCCCTTCGCCTCCGCGTAACGCTCCGTGCGGTTCTCCTCTTTGAGAGGCTTTCCGCACGGAGTTTTGCATCTTTAGATCTACAGGATCCAGACGATGTCGAGCTCCTCATCTACACCCTGCAACGAGATGCCACTCCAGAAGGTAGTCGTCTACCTTTCGATGTTTGGAGAAATGTACTCAAGAGCCCCGAGGTATCGGAGACTTACTATACAGCATTAGGTAAGGCTCTCGAAGAGTTAGGCGAATTTTCCATTATAGGAGGATCCAGCGAAGAGGCTGAACTCTTGGAAAGTCCCGATGACGCTCCCACTTTCACCGAAATAGCTACTCAGCTCATCATTGAAGGGGGGATTAGCCCAGACTACGTAATGGATCGGCTCGAACTCTGGGAGCTCCCAGCCTTGCTCCAAGCTCTCGAGGGGCATAAGCGGGAAGGATTAGAGTATACTCGTCTCTTTACTTGGCTTTCTATGCTCCCACACCTCGCTCAAGATGCAGCCGAAAGTCCCGAGAAGATTCTCCCTTTCCCCTGGGACGAGGCAGAGCGCTCTGCAGAACGCTCCGCCGTACTTGACATCCTCCGAGGAGCTACCTATACCCCATAGATCAGCATACCCTCATCTCACCTACTCATAAGCGAATAGCTCTGCACTACAGCAATGGCCAACAATCTCTCCTTCTCCGTTCGTCTAGAGCTTCTAGCGGACAAGTTCCGCCAGCAGGCCGAAGGCGCTAAGAATGCCCTGCGAGGTATTCAGTTCCAAGCCATAGCAATGGCTGGGGCTCTTGGTGCTGGCATCTCATCGCTCTCAGGGCTCTTCTCATCACTTGTTTCCACGGCTCGTGAAGCGGGCCGTGCTCGTACCACTCTTCGTAATGTTAGTGCTGATGCTCGTGAGTACGGGCAGAGTCTTCGCTTTGTCTCTGAGCTATCAAATAAGTACGGTACCGATCTTATCGGTCTCACGGAGGCCTTTGCTAAATTCAAGGCAGCCGCTACACCTGCAGGTGTTGCTGTAGCTGAACAGGAGCGTATCTTCGCTAATATCTCCAAAGCGATGACATCCTTTGGCATATCAGGAGGGGAAGCAACCCTTACAATGGCTGCCATTACACAGATGATGGGGAAGGGAAAGATTTCCAGCGAGGAGCTACGCCAACAGCTGGGCGAACGCATCCCTGTCGCAATGCAGGCCATGGCAAATGCTGCAGGTGTCTCGATTGGACAGCTCGACAAGCTTTTGAAGGAAGGTAAGCTCCGGAGCTCCGAGATTATGGGTAAGTTCTCCGATGAGCTGGCTAAGCTCAGTGGTGAGACCTCGACAGATAACCTCGAGGCTAGCCTTGGGCGCTTGAAGAATGCCTTTTCCGATCTGGCTGATGCCCTGAGGATTGGTGATCACTTCAAACGAGCCGTAGATATTGTAAGAGGGCTTCTTGAATATCTTCGTACACATCTATCTAACTTCTACATCTGGGCGGGTGCCTTGCTAGCAGGCAAGCTTTGGGGGAAGTTCTCCAATGCTTGGAGTGAGGCTGGTGCTGCTATTCGTGCTAGCCAAGCACAAGCCATCGCCGATGACGCTAGAGCCAAGAGCGTTGCCCAAAAAGCAAAGTCTGATGCCGAGAAGGCCCTCCGTTCTGCCCAAGAGAAGGTCGCACGTGCTGAAGCAGCGCTAGAGAAGGCTACTGCTCCCACAAAGTCCGAGACGAACCGCATAGTTAAGGCGCAAGCGTCTGGTGACAAGGGATTTTCTTCCGCCGTGGCAAACCTCAGTAAGGCACAGGCTGAGTACCGCCAACTCACAGCTCTCCACCAGTCCTACTTACGTGGACTGGAAGCCTCCGAGCTAGAGGTGGCAAAGCGTCTAGCCGTTGCTAAGCAAACTCTTGCAACTGCCCACGCTGGTGGTGATGCAAAGACGATCTCTGAGGCCAAAATAACCTATGATAAGGTTTTAGCTGAAGCCTCTCGACTTCACGCCCGGAATACAGCAATCCGTGAGCAAGCCGAGATCCGATACGCTTTCAAGGCTGACGAGCTGCAGAAGAAAATTGCTATCAGCGGACAGGCTCTCAACGAAGCCCAGTACAGACGTCGTGAGCTCCTAGCCGAAGCCCACAGCAAGAATGAAGAGCAGAGGCAGAAGCGTCTCGCCTCCCTACAAGCAACCCTTGACCGAGAGCGTGCAGCCCTAGCTGCTCGAGCTACATCCGTCCCGACGTCCACTGGTAGCATGTCGGGCGTGGGTAATGCCCAGCGAGCTACCCAGTTTGCTGGTCAGCTTTCTTTCCAACGTCAGTCTGCCAGCATTGTGGCGAGTCAAGAGCAGGCCGCTGTTTCCACCGTTTCTCTTTGGACACGTACCACGACTACCTTCCGTGTTCTTTGGACTTCGGCTGTAGCTACGGTTCGTAGCCTCCTCTCTACCCTTGTACCCATGGCGATTATCGGTGCTATCACAGCCGTTGTCACAGCTATGGTCGATTGGTACAACAAGCAGAAGGAGATCAATGGACTTCAAGACCAATATCTGGCAAAGCAGAAGGCCTTAACCTCCACTCGGGGTGATGAGGCTATCCAGATTCTTCGACTCTTCGATCTATACAAGAGCCTACATGGCAAGCTCGAAGAGCAGAAGACTGTACAGCACCAGTTAGAGAGGAGTCTAGGACTTCAGGAGGGGAGCCTAGACCGCATTGCTGGTAAGTATGACCAGATTCGATCTATAGTAGACAAGATCGTACAGCTTAAGGATATCGACCGGCAGATCGACTTCTATAGTGAGACTAGTAAGGATAGCCGTAAGCCTCAACAAGAGCTCTATGAATACCACCTAGAGCGTGGTGGGAAGACGCTCAGTGCCGATCAGCAGAGTGCCGTACGTGGTGTCATTGCCCGCTATGCTACAGCCACAAAAGAGGAGATGGCTGCATGGATGCGTGAGACCTATGCTCGTGTTGGATCTAGCTGGGATCCAGCCAAGGATAAAGCAGCTCTTCTGAATACTATCCATCGTAGCCTCCGGGGGAGTTGGGCGACGAAGGCCGAGCAATCCTTCTACTACAGTGCTGCCAATAAAGGTAATACCTTTTCTGACCTCAAGGAAGCAGGAACGCGTGCTTTCATCGGTCAAGATGCAGAAGCAAAGATTCAAGAACTTCAGGTCAAGCGCCTGCGCATCGAGGGGGAAGCAAATGCTGCTGTCAAGGAGATAGGCGGAAGATTTCAAGGGCAAGGATCTGCTACTAGTAGTGGAGAGGTGGATAAGAAGGGTAAGAAGTCTGATCTCGAACGAGCCCGAGAGGCTGATGCGAAAGACTTACAGGAGGTCGAGAACAAGCGTACAGCACAGCTCTACAAGAGTACCGACGACTATCGACTTGCCCTAGATAAGGTTGCCCAGACTCACACTGAACGCTTGGCATCTCTCCTAGGTGCTCGATCCTTGGAGGACGAGCAATACAAGAGGCTCCAAGGGCTCCTTCTTACCGACCGAGATCTCATCGAAGAGAAGCAAAGGAGCGCTACCGAGCTCCGAGCGCTCTCTGCTAAGGTATCCGCCGGTATTGCTAGCGAAGACGACCTTCGCAACGCCCGTGCAGACCGAGCCAAGGCAGAACTTTCGGCTCTCATCGCCTCAGGCCGTGAGCTTGATGCCTCCGATGCCTATGTCCAAGCCAGGCTCTCCGAGATAGCCGAAGTGTCTGCTATCGCCTCCCTACAGCGTGAGTACACCCATCAGACAAAAATCCTCACTCTGGAGCGTACCGAAGGCGTCTTATCAGAGAAGGAGTACCATAAAGCTCTCGCTGAACTCATCGCATCCACTCGTCGAAAGATCGTCTCCACCGAGACCTCCACCTCAGTTGAGGAGATCCGCAAGAGCCAGCTATCAGAAGAATTGCAGAGCGACCTTCAAAAGCTTACCCCTAGCCTTCTACCCTCACGCAAGAGTCGTGATACGGCGCTTGACTACAAGAAGACAGAACTTGACAAGCGGAAGGATGAGAAAGAACTCCTTGATGAGTATATCGGCCAGCTAGAGAAAGCCCAGAAGGCTGGACTGGAGGTTGGTGAAGCCTTGCAGAAGGCACAAGCCGAAGCCAAGACACTTGGACAGGCTGTAAAGCTAGCAGAGCTCTCCGAGGATCTCAAGAAGTATCAGAAGGCCATCGCTGACAAGACCCTCTCCGGGATCAAGACCGTCGCTCAAAGCGCCCGCAACCTAAAGAGTGCCTTCGACGGCCTAAAGAAAGCCTTTGACCCCGACGAGAGTGCCAGTGCTTGGGAGCGCTTCTTTGCAGTCTTCGACTCCGCCAGCCAAGGTATCGATACGATCCTTAGCCTCGTCTCTATGGTCCAGGAGCTCACTAAAGCTCGTGAAACTGCTGCTGCCGTAGAGCAGGCTCTCACCGCCCAAAAGATCGCCCAGACGACAGCTGTTACGACAGCTGAGGCTACCAGTACTGCCACCGAAGTAGGACTCTCCGCCACCCGTACCGCTGCCACCACTATAGAGACCAAGGCTGACACCATCGGTGCTGCAGCTAAGGTTGCAAAGGCGCATGCCGCCCTTCCCTTTGTGGGCGTTGCTATCGCAGGCGCTATGATCGGTGCCCTAATCGCTACTATCGCCTCTTCAGCCAACAAGGTCCCCAAGTTCGCCAGTGGAGGTATTGTGCCAGGTGGTGATGGTTCTGGAGACCGCGTACTAGCACGCGTCAATCCGGGAGAGCTTATCCTCAATAAGGCTCAGCAGGGACGGTTGGCAAACCATCTCACTAGTACTAGTGCCTTGAGGGTAGAGGTCGAAGGGCACATTCGCGCCCGAGACATTCTCCAGCTCTCCACTGTGGCCTCCCGACATAAGACTCGATAAAGTCCATCTCTTCACCTTTTCATCCCCTATCTCTATGTTCCCAACACTCACTACGCTAGTCTCTACAGCTGATCTCATCCGAGATAGCCTCCTCTTTGTCGCCCTGCACGGAATTGTACTTATAGCAGTGCTCATAGATCTCTCTAGTGGCTGGCACAAGGCAAAGCGGCTCGGAGTTGCACGTACTAGCAAGGCTTTGAGGAAGACGGTCAGCAAGGTTAATAGCTACCTCTCCTGCCTGCTACTGCTTTCCATGATGGACGTTGCTCTCTATATCGTGGACTTCTGGACTCGTTTCAGTATGCCGGAGCTCCCTTACTTCTGCGCCCTCGGTACCATCCTCGTCCTCATTATTGAACTCCGTAGCGTTTATGAAAATCGCTCCGTGAATGACCCATCCCTCCCTGACGAGGACGAAGTTATTCTATCAGAAAAAGTTCAAGGTGGACTCGAAGTTTTAGAGAGCGCGCTCCACCTCATCTTACGGGCAAAGACTAAAGGCTTATCTGAAGAGGATATCCAACAGCTTTCCCGACTTATCTCCCTTATTCCGCCCAAAAATCAGACCCAAGATGAATATCAATCCCAGTCTCAGGACTAAGTACTTTACCCTCTCCGAGCTCATTCACAGCTCGACGGCCACAAATCGAGGCTGGTCTAACACGCCTACCCCCGTGGCTCTCTCCAATCTTCACCGTCTTATGGTCTACCTCGACGAGATCCGTGAGGCTTATGGTGCTCCAATCCGAGTGTCTAGTGGCTACCGGAGTCCTCGCCTCAATAAAGCTGTTGGTGGCGTCTCAGATAGCCAGCACCTCTATGGTCTAGCTGCAGACCTTGTCACGGAGGACCTTCCGCGCCTATTCGAGGTAATTAGAGCCCTCGGAGGCTTTGACCAGCTCATCTGGGAGCATCCTCGACGAGGTCAGTGGGTGCATGTCTCAATTGCACCCACTGACCGCCCCCCCCGAGGACAAGTGCTAGACTACAATGGATACGGATATAAGAGTAAAAAGTGAGGAGCAAGCTATGATCAAGAAAGTATTGCCTAGAATAGCAATAGGGGGAGACCACCTTTTCCCCGTGGTTGTATATCGACGAGGGAAGGATCCAACCTTGGATCAGCCAGGGGAGAGCGATGTACTCGTCAGACCCGAAGAGATGATAGACCTATCTATCATAATCTGCAACCCAGAGTGTGGGTGTATGGCAAAGCCAACGGCTGTGACCGTACAAGGAGGTCAGCTACTCGTAGAGATATCGGGGGAACTCACCAATGTACTAGGCCCTGGTGTGTATCGACTGGATGTCTCCTATAATGAGATGAACCCTCACTACGATGACGGTAAACGCCTAATCGTACTCTCCAGGGATCTATGTCACGCTGTATCCCCAAGCGAGGCCACAAGGCCAATGGCTGAAGAGTTGCACCTAGTAGTGCAAGGTATGATACAGGGTGATAAAGGTGACCCCGGACTAAGCGCCTTTGATTGGGCGGTAAGAGAAGGTTTGTGTAGCACCATAACTCAGTACCTAGATCTTATAAGGGGGGCTACAGGAGAGAGTGCATACCAGATCTATCTGAGGACGACGAGTGATAACCCGAAGATGAGCGAAACTGAATGGGCGAACTCGTGGAACCCGATTGTCGAACTACTAAAGCTATTGTGATATGCAGACACCGAAAGAGATTGCGATGGAGTGGAAGCGTCTCTACGACGCAGAGAATGATCTAATGGATGCACTCCGAAGTCGTGGAGTACAGATAGGCGATGGTGCACACTTGGAGGACTATGCAGGGGCAATACGACAATATATGCCTGCTATGATACAGATCGATAAAGATGAACGGTTCTATCTGTATAAAGGAGAGAGCTTGCCCAACATGAAGGTGGATCCCTATTATACTAGTGGAAACCTAAATTGGACGTTTGGGCGAAGTCCCAACCTCACAGCTATACCTCACGTGGACGGGCTTGAGTTAGCCATCACACTAACTAGCTACGCCCAAGAGTGTGTGATGGCACGTGGTATCGTGGAGTTTCCCAACCTCCCAAGGTGCACCAAACTTATTAATGCTTTCAAGGGTTGCTCAAATATTGAGCATGTAACGATAGGAGACGCACCATTGTGTGATGATATCAGTTTTATCGCTTCAGATTGCACAAACCTCAAAACTCTTAGGATTGGGGCGCTACCTCTAGTGACGGATGTCAGGTCGATCATCTACAGGTGTCTATTCATCGAGGAGCTAGAGGTGCAGTTTGGCAACAAAATCACAAAGGCGGATTACATGGTCTCTGGCTGTACCGCACTACGTGAGGTGCGCGGAGAGATAGATGTTTCTAAGGCGAGCATTAGAAATATCGCAAGCGACTGTCCCAAGCTCGTGGAAATACGCTTGAAGGGGATTAAAGAAGACATAGCGTTACATGAGAGCCCCTACATCTCCCTAGAGAGTGCTCGCTACCTAATCTCTGAGGCACAGAATGTCTCTACACCCAAAGTAATCTCCCTACCACAGAGCTTAGTGGATAGATACCCCACAGAGATGGCGGAGTTGGGAGGTGTGGCTTCGGGTAAGGGCTGGACAATAACCTATAGATAACGAATAATCAGTATTTTATGGATAAGGAAACTTCTGTAAGACTAGACGCTCCAGAGGGGCATATGCTGGTCAATAGAAAGCTCAAGGCTATCGGTCGTATCGTTCGCACCCGCACGGAGTGGTCTGGAGATTGGGAGATCTTGCTTGAGTCCGAGGCAGAGGCTTTAGACAAGGAGTGGCACCCCGAGTTCTATGGTAGACCTCCCGAGGGCGGTAGACCAAACCCTAAGCAAGATACTCCGCCTGCGGGTGGTAGTAGCTCTGGGAGTGACTTCGTGGACAAGGTGCGGGAGAAGCTAGACGGGGTAGGCAAGTAGCCTACCCTCTCCATAAGGAAATAAAATATCAAGGCTATGAAAGCTAAGAGAGAAGAGAAAATGAGGTGGTGCGTGCGTGCTGGCATCCTACTCGTCTTAATGCTCATCTTGATTGGGTGTGGGGCACGGCGGAAGGCTCCTCCCAGCCAGAGTGAAGTGAGACGGGATAGCGTCTACACCAAAGTGGTAGAGCGTACGGTCTACAAGCACGACACTGTGCGCCTACACGTCCCCTACCAAGTAGCAACAGCCAAGGTCAAGGATAGCACTAGTCGCCTCGAGAACGACTGGGCGGTCAGCACGGCGCACGTCTACCGAGACGGGACACTACGGCACAGCCTAGAGACCAAGGCGGGGCTCCGACCGATAGAGACAGAGACCCCAATTATTTATCGAGATAGTATATCTTACCGAGATCGAGAAGTCCGAAATGTAGAGCTTAGGATGGTAGAGAAGCCTCTTACACCATGGCAGAAGAAACAGATAGCAGGCTTCTGGATACTTGTCTCAGTGGGTGCTACTTTTGCCCTCTGGAAGGCTAGGAGGATATGGATCCCGCTCATCCGCCGCTTAATCTGAATCGCCAAAATTGATAGCCTACTACCTTTACATGCAAGGTGGGGGGCTATTGATGTGATGTAAAAGACCCCCGAGATCGAAATCTCGAGGGTCATAAAGAAGGGGTGCCTAGTGACTTGATTTGTGATTAGATGATCCCCCTTCTTTTATAGAGCATCTGCACAACGTCGGATCCGATCGGCTAAGTCGCAAAGGGCTCCTTTGAGCTCAGCTTGTTCTTGCTCGGTGAACCCTGTATTGAGTCCTCCATATATGCCATCCATCTTGTGGTACATCCACGAGGATGACTTGCCAAAGTATCGGCGTGCTAGGCCACGCCAAGATATGTCAAGTAGGATGTCACTGACTTTCTCCTTTACGCTACGTTGCTCTGTAGCTTCCTTTACGGGTATGTGAACTGAAACACTCATCGTCAT